TTACGCTATTTCGGATCGCTCTGGTCAGCGCTATCGCTATCAGGACATGCGAAAAGAGTGGAATGGCCTGCTGGTGGGCAAGGATGAGTACGAGCCCAAGCATCCGCAATTATACCCGTATCCGCCCGTTACGGACCCGCAGGCTTTGAAGAATGCTCGGCCCGACCGCGTGGAACCTATGGATGTGCCGGTCGGTGGGGGCGGGTTTCCCGACCGAGGTGTAGATACGCACCTTGTCTCTAGCGTTGGCTTTGTGACTGTGGTGACGACATGACCTATACCTACTCTGAGCTCAAACAAGCTATTCAGGATTATACGGAAAACGACGAAACGACCTTCGTCAACAATCTTGATAATTTCATTCGGAACACCGAGGAGCGGATCCTCAAGGGTGTTCAGCTTACGGTTTTTCGTAAAAATGCATCTGGTAGCGCTACAACGGGTAACAAGTATCTGGCCGCCCCGACAGACTTTCTTGCACCGTACTCTATGTCGGTGGTTAACGGGTCGAACAATGAGTTCCTCCTGTACAAGGACGTGAACTTCTTGCAGTCCTACAACCCCAATTCAGCCTCGACGGGAACGCCTAAGTACTACGGCTATTTCGACGTAAATAACTTTATCTTGGCCCCCACCCCAGATGCGGACTACAGCGTAGAACTCCATTACTTGTATCGCCCCGCCAGCCTGACGACGCAGGGCGACTCCGGAACGACGTGGTTGAGCCAAAACGCTCCTGTTGCGATGCTGTATGGCAGCCTCGTAGAGGCTTATACCTTTATGAAGGGTGAGCCTGACGTGATCCAGAACTACGCCCAGCAGTTTGTTAACAGCTTGGGTCAGTTGAAGAACTACGGCGAAGCCATCGAAGATACCGATGCGTATCGCACAGGTCTGATTGTCCGGGATAAAGTCTGATGTTTAAGTTCGAGGTAAGTGTCCCAGAAGAACCCATCGTAACGGTGAAAACCACGGAAAACCGAGGTTTTTCCCCGGACGAGGTAGCCGAGAGGTGTGTGGAAAAGCTGATTTCTGTTTCAGATACGGCTCATCCGGCTCTCCGCGATCAAGCTCGCGCCTTTCAACGTCACATGGAGAAGGTTGTAGCTTTCTATATGCGGGAGGCTATCAAGAGTGATAGAACTACAATTTACAACGCTCTGTGTGACGCAGGGCACCCTGATCTTGCTGAAGCTGTAAGGAGGCTCTAATGGCAATCACGCAGGCAATGTGTACGTCGTTTAAGAAAGAACTAATGACGGGCACGCATGACTTCACCACCTCGACGGGTAACACCTTCAAGCTGGCTCTGTATACCAGTTCGGCCACGCTGGGTGCGACCACAACGGCTTATTCCGCGACCAATGAGGCCAGCGGCACCGGGTATAGCGCAGGCGGCGGTACTCTGACTAACGTCACCCCGACGACCAGCGGTACGACCGCGCTGACCGATTTTGCGGATCTGACCTTCTCGTCGGCCACCATCACGGCCAACGGTGCTCTGATCTACAACGATACGGCAGCGGGCGATCCGTCTGTTGTTGTTCTGGCGTTTGGCGGCGATAAGACTTCGACAGCGGGAGACTTTACCATTCAGTTCCCGACCGCCGATGCGAGTAACGCGATTATTCGTATCGCTTAACTAGGGGCCTGTAGCCGTGGCAAATATAAACGGCTGGGGTCGAGGTACGTGGTCAGAGGGGCCGTGGAGCACCCCGTTACCTGTTGTTGTAACGGGCGTCTCTTCTACAGCTTCCGTAGGTACCGTAACAGTATCCGGGTCCGCCAATGTCCCGTTAACCGGCTTGTCCGGAACCGGCGCGGTAGGTACTGTCACAGTAGCTGCGGCAGCGGATGTACCTGTTACCGGCTTGTCCGGAACCGGCGCGGTAGGCTCTGTTACAGTAACAGCAACCGCAGACATTCTTGTAACCGGTTCTTCGGGCACCGGTGAAGTTGGAACCTTAACGGTTCAGACCGACCAAGTTTTGTCTGTTACCGGCTTGTCCGGAACCGGCGCGGTTGGCTCTGTCATAGTAGCCGCGGCAGCGGATGTTTCGGTTACGGGTGAAGAAGCTACCGGCGCGGTTGGCAGCGTTGTTGTACCGCTACCAACCACAGTAGAGGTCACGGGTGTATCTGGGACGGGAGCCGTTGGATCGACAACGGTTGTTGCGGGGGCGGAAACACCCGTTACTGGGCTGCCCGCAACGGGGGCCGTTGGGTCAGTAGCTGTCAGCGGCATTTCGAATGTTTCGGTTACGGGCATTTCAGCCACGGGCTCCGATGGCAGTGTTACTGTTTCAATCCCCAAAGAAGTGCCCGTCACAGGACTTTCTGCAACAGCAAACGTGGGTTCCGTAACGGTCACGGGCGATGCGGACATCGAAGTAAGTGGTTTGTCCGCAACGGGTTCTTCTGGTAAAGTTACGGTGTGGGGAACCATAATTCCCGACCAAAATCCCGACTGGGTACAAATAGCGGCATAAGGACAAGGCGATGACTTCATCCTATACTTCTAACTTGGGCATTGAGAAGCCCGCTACCGGAGACCAATCCGGTACATGGGGTGATACCGTCAATGTCAACATGGACATTGTGGACCGCGCCATTAACGGCGTCGGCGCAATTTCGCTGAGTGGTACTACCCATACCCTTACGACCACCGACGGTACTTTGTCTGATGGTATGTACAAAGTGCTGGTTTTGGGCGGTTCGCCTTCTGGCACAAACACCATCACTATTAGCCCAAATGACCAAGACAAGCTCTATTTTGTCTACAACAACTCGGGTCAGTCCGCGATTTTCTCGCAGGGTAGCGGCGCAAACGTAACCGTTGCGAACGGCGACACAAAGCTGATTTATGCCGACGGGGCAGGGGCTGGAGCCGCGGTCTCTGACTTTACGGCCAATCTGGCTATGAGTTCGGTAAACATTACGGGTGGCTCGGTCACGGGAATTACGGATCTTGCCGTAGCTGACGGCGGAACGGGGGCCAGCACAGCTAGTGCGGCCCGCACAAACCTCGGCGCAGCAGCCTCCGGCGCTAACACCGATATCACGTCGCTTGCTGCTGATCTTGTCATCTCCGGTTCGACAAGTGGCGATGCCCTCCGCATCACCCAGACCGGCAGTGGCAATGCGCTGAAGGTAGAGGATAGTGCAAATCCTGACTCGACGCCCTTTATCGTTGACGCCAGTGGCCTCGTCGGGATTGGACAAACCCCTACTTCGGGCTACGCCCTAAGTGGAACAGGAAATATCGGTGGCCCAAACGCAGCATTTGCGATTTATCCAAGCCCCGGCGTCAGTTCAAAGCGGACTTTCTCCGGCTCAAATAACTCCAACGCAACGCTGCACATTGACCATGAGGGCGGGTATTCGCGTCTCGGAACAGATAGCTCGCAGGGTATTGCGATTGCAACCAACGGCTCTACGTCCGGGGATATAGCGCTTCAAGTAGAAAACGATGGCGGCGTTAAAGTCGTCAACGCGGCCTACAACCCGCCGACCACTGACAACGATTTGAGTTTCGACCAGTCGGCCACGAATAATTTCACCTGCACCCCCACCGGCACTGGCACCCTGACCTTCACCAACCACACCGCTGGTCAGTCGGGCAACATCCTCCTGATTAACACAGGCGGTCATGCGATCAGCTTGGCGGCTACGACCAAGGGTGACGCTAACCTTGCCACGACGATCAGCACCGCTGGAACATATTGGCTCTCGTATTACGATGACGGGACCAATGCTTATGTCACCACTAGTGCGGCGTTTGCGTAATGTCTCTGATTCAGGCCAACACTAAGGTATCTGCTGGCGGTTACGAGATCGCCCAGTCGATCCGGTTTGATAAGACGACCAGTTCTAAGCTGCAGCAGACTCAGGTCACGCCAGACGGGAATAGCTGGACAATTTCGTTTTGGCTAAAACGAGGCAAGATCGATGCCTCTGAAATGTTTATTGTAAACGGCGGCAACGGCAACCCTGATTACATTCGTTTTGAGACAAGCGAAAAAATCCGTTTTCGTATTTATAGCCAAGGTATCGACAACACAACGACAGCGGTATTTCGTGATCCGTCAGCTTGGTATCATTTTGTTGCTAACTACAACGCTTCGACTGGAGCCTATAATCTTTGGCAAAACAATGTCAGCTTAATCAGC